AACTAATTGCACCGGGGTTTAACAACATCAAATCAATATCAGACGTAAAATTGGAAATATTTATTTCTTCTATCTTTCCGGCTGTTACATATTTTGACGTAATCTCTATTGGCAAACCATCAAACGGCGTTGTTACATCGTCCATCCATTCAAATTGATAACGTTCCGGCATATCTACTTTATCAAATGAATATTCCGACGTTGCAAAAGCTAATTTTTTGCCATTCCTAACGTTTTCTAACTGCGTTAAATCATAATCAATAATTGGGTTATATCCATACGAACCGCCATTTCTGAACCAATTTATTTGTTCAATCTTAAATTTTCCGTCCTCAATATACCAATAACATTTGTAAATATCCCGTAACATCGTCATAATTTGTTGCAATGTAACCGGGGCTTTTTGTGCCGGGGTCTGATATTCTCCATTGATAATATTACTTTTCTGACTTATTAGCAACTTAAACGACTGACCGGAAATAGGATTGTTTGTGTTATAAAGAAATTGGCTGTATTCCGGCGTCGCTTCATGCGTTATTCCGGGGGCAAATTCTTTTAACAATACATTGATACATGACGACAACGTAAACGCATCACGCAAAGTATATGCTTTTCGTGCCTTTTCTTCTAATATCCAATCAAACAAATCAAACCCAAACCATAATGACGCATAACGCCATGTTGACCGGGCAATTGGGTAAAATACTTGACCGTAAATTAAATATGGAGGACTAAAGTATTTCCCATTATCCGCCAAACCATACTCTGTTGGTTCGTCTGAAAAATTGTTAGATATAAATGTTACATCAATTGCATATCCAATAACTTTTTGATAGTTCCTATTATTTTCTACAATATCATCATTTGGTATTGGATATGTAGATAGATTATCTATTTTTTCAACATCGCATAAATAACGTGCATAAACATTATAACTACTCATTTCGGCGTGCATTTTTCCTGTTGCTCCGCTTTCTTCTACTGCTATATAATCAAATTTTGCGTTATCAAATTCTCCTACCGTTCCTTTTAAATAACTGAATAGCACCTTATTGTCTGAAATTTGTCTTATTTCAGTAGTAACAATTCCTATTGGGGCAGAACCTTGCATTACTTGTTTATAATATATGTAATATTTTTGGTTAGATGAATACAAATTTCCCTTAAAGGAATTAGAACCCGAAACAAATTTCATTTTCCCGGAATAAAGCCCCGCAATATCTGACGGGGTTCCATTGCTAGTTATATTTATTTCTTTCAGAATATTACATAATGAAAAGTAATATGTATTAATTAATTGTTCTTGATCTGTCACAACGTTTGCATCTTGTTCCCATGTGGTACCGCCCAAAAAACACGAAACAATACTATCTCCGGGAACGTATATTTGTATCAATGGGCGTTTTCTTATTGTAAGAAATTCGATTTGCGGTGCCAACTCAACTAAATTATACTCCTTTTCCAAACCTGCTAAAACGTCGTCGTATTGGTCTGTTGTTTCCGGCTGTACCGTAACCAATTTATCATCATCATTAAACGTACAATCTGTTTTCATAAATTTTGCTTTATAATACTGATTGTATGTTTGTCCCCAATCATTACTTTTATAAATAAATAATAGAAATTCGGTATCAAAAGGCTCATTATTTATTGTGTCAAAATCATTTCCAACAAATGTTATTTTACCGGACAACTTTGCCCGGTAAAATCTTTGACTTGTTTCTAATTCATAATCTAACGGAATATCATCTTTATATATTGGATTTATGTCTTTTCTATAATATCCATAATATTGAAATGACTTTGTATATTCAAATATACCAACATTATATAAATCGTAATTTACCGAATACGAAATTCTTAAATATGCTGCATTTTGTGGCTTTACAAATTCAGAAACATTTTCAAGTCCCGATATAAATTTTTTGTTTATATCATAAAATGCTAACATTCTTATTTGTTTTGGATTGTTATTAATATCAATTGATTTATATTGTGCATCTGTTATTCTTATCATTTCCGAAGTACAATAATCATCATTTACGAATAAAATACCGTTTAAATAGCTTACATATTTCCCCAATATTACCATTTGAGGATTAAATAAATTATCCGTCAACGCTTTTATTCCCAAATAGAATTTATATTTTGGTGTCATAGTCTTTTTATTTTACGTTTCAAATTCTTGTAACTTTCAATCGTATTTCCGTCGCCATCAACGTAAACCCGTCGTCGGTTCTGCTCCTTAATTTCTCTTACATCATCCGACAAATTGCGTAAATCCGGGCTTTGTCCGGTAACGTTCAACGTCAAACCGTCGACGTCTGAATAGGATTTTAAATACTTATGCGCAAATGTACCATTGTTTAGCGAATTGATAACGTCCGGTATTATCTTTCTGAAACGGCGTGAACTTCGTTTGTTTATCACGGCGAAAAATTCGCCTCCCTCTGCACGTCGGCGGGTTCCGTCCGGTTTCGTTCCTAAATCAATATCATTTCCGCTTTGGTGCGAACCGCCCTCCAAAAGTTCAACGGTACCATCGCCGTATGTTTCCGTTCCTCCGGTTCCTCCGGTCTGTTTTGCCAATTGCGCCGCCTTAATTTTAGACGCTGCAAAACTCGCCCACATTACGGCAATTGCAGGTATTGCAAGCGGGAAACCTAATTGCGACCAAATCAATGCCGTTGCTGTTACCATGTTTCCGATTTGCTGCAATGTTTGTATTGCTGCCTGCTGTTTTTGTGCTTTCTGTTGTTCTTTCAACGCTTTTTCTTGGTTTTTCTTTGCCAAATCCAACTCCTTTTGCGCTTGTACAACATTATTGGCGTACCCGTTTGCCCTTGCTTCCAATTCTGCATCCAACGCCGATTGTGCGGCGGAAACCTCTTTATCCGCTTGCTCAACGGCTGCATCTGCTGCAGCAACACGTGCCGCCGTGAATGTGTTTAACGCATCCAATGCGTATTGCATAGACGTATTAATTGCCTCTTTTTGGTCGTCGTCCAAATTAAGCCCAAACAAACCGTAAATGTCTGTTCCTCGTTCCTCCCCTTTGGATTGCTCAATTTCTTGGTCTATTTTTTTAATAGTGTTTTGAATTGTTTGTACCTCAACATCAGACAATTTATTGGCGGCTTGCTGATTTAATTCTAAAACCTTTTGCAAACGTTCCTTTTCTGCTTGCAAACGGAATTGAGTTTTCCGGGCTTCTGAATTTCTCAACAAATCAAACTCCGATTGTGCCAACGCTTGTTGTTGGTCGAATATCTGTAATTGCGCTTGCAAATATTCGTCCGCAATTCCGGCTCCCTTTGCGTCAAAACTTGCATTAATCGCCCCGGCGTCCTGCTGTTGCCCGGTCGGTTTCTGTTGGTTCTGTAATAATGCGGTTTGTCTTTCGTTTTCCAACAACTGCATCCGCAATTGTCTTTCCTGCTCGCTTCCCTCTTTGACTGCTTGCAAACGTAATTCAATGCTTTCTTTCTGCAACGCCAATTCCTGCAATTGTCGGTCTTGTTCGATTTTCAATAATGCCTCGGTTTGTTGCTGTTCCAACGCCGTAATTGTGGCGTTTATCGCTTGGCGTCCGGTTTCGTTCAAATCCTTTTCGGTCTGCAATTGGTGTTGTAAATCCTCAATTTGGCGGGAATACTGATATTGCGTTTGTTGGCGACGCTTTGCCCATTCGTCGGTTTCCAACTGCAATTGTGCATCCTGCAATTTTCGGGTTGCTTCCAAATTCTTTTTATATGCTGCCTCAATTTGTTTTGCTTGCTGTTCTGCTGCCTTTTCCGCATCGCTTTTACCCCTCGGCGTTACGGTTGGGTTCTGTGTTGTTACGGGTTTGTTTCCGGTCGGTTCTTTTGGCGTATCTCCTACGGAAACGGGGATTGTTATCGGCTTTATTTTCTTTTGCATATCTTTGAAATTTTGGGTAATGTCCTTTACTTGTGCTTTTACCAAATTTCCGTATGCGGCTGCATAATCTGACAACCCTTTTTTAACGTCGTCAAAATCCAACGTAAACGCTCCCTTTAATGCGGTTCCGGTTGCTTTGAGAATATCAATAAATAATCCAAACAAATTTCCTAACGTGTCAAATGTGGTTTTAAATCCGGCAACTATACCGTTCCAAATGGCACGTATCAAAACACTTTCATTGTACAACTCAATAAAGTAATTGATTATATCAATGACCCCTTTTATTATTGCTGTTAAACCTTGATTTACGAAAACTTTTGCCTGCGTTGTCAACGTTTCAAAATTTCCTCCGGTTGCATCAAATAGCCCGGATAATGCGTTTTGCAATTCAATTTGGCTTTGCAATTGTTCCTCCTGCAATTGCGCTAATATCCCGGCTTTCCCTTTTACTTCGTCCATATTCGTTGAAATGTCTTTCAACGTGCGCAAATATTGCAATCCTGCATCCTCTCCGGCTCCGCCGAAAATATCAGCAATAGCCGCCCCTACGGTTGCCGCATTGTCCGGCAATTCTGACAATTTAGCGGAAATTTCTTGTATTACATCAAACGTTGTTTTGGTTCCGGTCTGCAAATCCTTTTGAACTTGTTCCGACGAAATACCGATACCATCCAACGCCGCCGCCGTCGCTGTTGTCATTTCACGTAAACGCAAATTAGCCTCTTTAATTGCGTCAACGCCTTTGTCTGAAAAGATACCCATTTTGTTTGTTTGGGTAACAATTGCAACAAATTGGTCTGCTGATATTCCCGCCTCTTTGAAATATGCCGGGTATTCTTTCAACGTGTCTAAAAATTCCCCGTTCGCATCGCCTCCGGCTAAAAACCCATCCTTAACCAATTGCAATGCCTCATTTGCAGAAATACCAAATTGTTTTGATAATGCGTTTGTTGCAATCAATGTTTCCCGGAAATCTGCGTTGAATGAATCGGCGACGGCTTGCACCTCATTTCTAAACGCTTTCAAATCATCGCCACTTTTCCCGGTAAATTGTTGCGTCAATCTCGTTGCCTCAACTAACCCGGCGTTATAATCGTACCACCATTTGAACGCCGCACCCGCCGCCGCAATTCCGGCAATCGCCAAAAATACCGGATTTGAAAGTAATCCCAACAAAGTTTTTCCCAATGCTTTTGCCCCGTCGCCAATAGCTGTAAAAACTGCTTTACTTTCAGCCCCGCCACGTCCTAACGCCAAAAGACTTTCGCCAAATGCGCTATTTAAACCTAACGTTTCTTTCAGTTTGTCGCCATACGCAATTATTGCGTCGGACGCCTCCGTATAATTTCCGACGTTCAATTGAAATTTTCCGGTTGCCTCCTGCAAACGTTTCATTTCTTCGTATATTTCTTTGGTCTGTGCAACCAATTTTCGCCCCTCCTCGGTGTTTTCCCGTTCGGCTTTAGTCATGTTGTTTAAATAAATCTTATTCAATGAATACTTCGCCGATAAACGGTTATAACTACCCTCGGCGGATTGATTTATTTTCACAATCAGTTTATTAATTTGGTTCGCTTCCTGCTGTGCCAATTTTAACTCGGCTAACTTTTTGGCGTTCTCACTTTCTGCAAACGCCAAATCACGTTGCGCACGTGCCAAACGTTCGGCATCGTCTGCGGCTTTTTTGGTTGTCTTTCGCCCGTCCTCCGTTGCGCCGGAAACCTTTTTCAGAATCTCGGCCAATTGTATTGCCTCGGCTTTGATATTTTTCAGCGCATTTGTATAGGTGTCCGAAAGTTCATCCAATTGTTTTATCAAATCTGTAATCGAATTATCCGGGCTTATTAAATCCGAATATTTGATTGGGTTGTTATTATCTGCCATACGCCGATTATTAAGTTATTTACGGGGAAATTTCCCGTCTGTTGCATTTTATTTTCTCAAATGTGTAATTTATCGCCTAAAAATAAAAACGCCGTAAATCGCCTTATTTTGCCATTTTTTGCTTGTTTGCTTTTTTGGCTTGTTCCTTGATATACTCAAATGCGTTGTAATATTCCAAAACGGTAAATTTCTTTGGGTCAACATGCAAATTTTGGGACAATATCAAACACATATTTTCAAATTGTCTGTCATGCCTAATTTCCACGCTTTCCGACCCGGTAAACGTCTGCGGGTTGAAATAGGTTATCAACTCCGCCGTAATGTCGTCAATCTCTTTTGCGTCCGCCTCGGTTGCCCGACCGTCTATTATTGTGCGTAATACAACAATTGTTCTTTGCTTCAATTTATCGTAATACTCTTTCAATGTCGCATCATCGAACAACCGGGGAAAATACAAACGCAATTCATCGTCTATTTTTTTTTTAACCGCTTCCAAATGGGCGGTTATATCTGAATTTGCAACGTCTTTAAAAAGACTTATTGTTTGTTGCAATCCATCATCTGACAAATCATTTCGGGGTTTACCATTTATTGATTTAACCAACACGGCAAAAGCCAAATGCCGGGGGGAAACCTCGGATTGAATGAAATATATGTTTTGGCGCATATTTTCCAACTCAACGGTTGCCATGTTTGGCGTTGGGCTGTTCAAATAACGTATTACCTTTTCAATATGTCGGTCAAAATCCGATAAATCGGAACCAACTCCGGCGTCAACCAAAAGCATTTTGTTATACTTATGGAAACGCATAATTGGCAAATCCTCGATTGAATCATACAACTCAACGTTCATTCCTTTTATTTGTACATTCTTCATAATAAAACACGTGTTATCATTGTACTACAAAAGGGAACGCCCAAAAATGCGGGGTTCCCGGTAAATATCAACGCAAAGAAACAAATAAAAACGCACGTCCACCACGACAAACAGAAATCGCAATTAAACATCTTTGAAAAGAAATCGTTCCCGTGAATCTGTACCCATTCAATGACGCCCCATTTGCGTAATAACGTCAGCACAAAAGCCGCTATTAATGCGACAATAATAATGTTATAAATAAAATGTTCCATATACTACAATTTACATGTTTCTCCAATACTCAATTCGCCCTCAAACCGGAATCCGCCGAACGGGTGCATTAAAAATTGGTTGTCTATTTCGTCCAAAGAAAACCCCCGGTAAATGTTTTCCGCCAATTCATAGACTTTGTTTATTTTATAGCCTCCATGACGCAACCAAAACCCGCCGTTTAATACGTCCAATATTTGACGTTTTAACGCCTCTTTGTTTCTGTTGCTTGCTTCGTTGAAAATCTTTCGATAATCCAACCAAAAGATAATCGAAAACGCCGTTTTTATTCCAATATCAACGCCGGGTTCCCAACTTATGTTTTGCGGGTCGTCAACCCAAAAAAAACAGAAATTACCAATATTTGCATCCGGCGTTACTTCCATGTAATCGTTATTGCCGGAATAAACATTTGGCGTATAATATCGCTTTTGGTTCCCGTTGTATTTAACAAGTCTTTCCGCTCTGCCAAATGCAAAGTCCAACCACGGCAAATTATCAACCAATCCGTTTTGAATGTTCCCAATTATCCGGTCTAACAATTCCGGGTTGTCAATAACCGGGGCTTTTACGTTATTTGCCATAAATTTGTTTTTTTGTTTCTGCCATTAAATCCGGGAAAATATATTTCCAAATCAATATTGAAATATTTTCGTCGGTTAAACCCAATATTTGACGACCGTATTTTTTTATTAAATCCTCTGTTTTAAAGTCAGACGCTTTAATTTCAAATTGTTTGTCGCCAACCTCTAAATAAAAACTACTTTCAAAATCTCCCTCATCCCGTAACGTTACCCGGTTTGTCGGCTGTCCCTTAGCCTCTTTAATTGCGATTGTTACGGGGCTGTATGGTGCATAATCCGAAATTTCGACGCCCAAACGGTTAATACCTTGTTCAAACAATTGTTCCTCGGCGTTCAAATCAACTATATATGCCTCATTGTCCCATATAATGTTTTGTATTATCCGCCCGGACGTCAAAGCCTCGTTGAAATCCGCAACCCTTTTTCGCAAATCGGTTATCCGTTTCATAAATACAACTTTCCCTTTGAATTGTATAATTACACGGTTCTGTATCTTACCCCACGGTTATTGCAGGCTAAACAGATACGGTCTAACCCTTGCGTATCTATTTGCAACGCCTCATAAGACTTTTTAAGGTCATAACCTAAACCGCCGGGGAGAACGCCGGACGTGTTGCCGTCCAACTCATACAAAATATCCATCCGGGTTGCGTTTGATTGATTGCGGTTAACCCTTACGTTGGGGTTCATTGCCAACGTCCGCAATGCAATTGCAGCAACTTGTCTTTGTATTACCGTTTGGAAAATCTGCCTTTGGGAAATAATGAAATCCGTTAAATCGCATCCAATAGTAATTTCGCAATTCAGCCCGTAATTTTGGGTTCGTGTGTACATCGTGTATGCAATATCCCACAACTCCGGGTATTCTGCGAACGTTTCCGGCGCATTATACATAAACGGCGTTACTTGCAAATACTTTGTCAACTCTCGCCAAAATTGAACGGAACCAATGTTGCATGTTCCGCACGGTTCCCGGCTCCAATCCTTTGATACGTTTATTGCCTCCATTCCGGCGGGTAATTCGTCTTGATTGTAGCAAAGGAACCACGACCCCCCGGCGTTGTTTTCGTCGCTAATATACGGCAAATAACAATCCGTTAACGGGAACCATTGAAAACCGCCATTTGTTACGGTAAAATCCAAATCAAATGTCTTTACCGAGTCAATTTGGGACGAATGAAAAAGATACATTCTAACTTTTCCGGTCGCCCCGGTCATTTGCAAACCTATCTTTTCAATTTTCGTTGTCACTCCCATTGCACGAACCGGGACAATTTCAAAGCCTACCAATTTATGATTATTTTGCAGGGTTGCCCGTATGCGTCCGGCTCCATCAAAAAACGTTCTGCGTTCTAACAAATTGCGTGTTTCTTTATCCAACTGCTTAATTTGGGTAAATGTCTGAATTGCGGTTGCAATCCCGTTTCGTGTCATTCTTTCCAAAAAGTCCGTTAGCATGTTGTACGGTTTCCAATATGGGTTTCCGTAATCCTCCCGGCTGTAATCATTATTAAAATCGCTCGCCGTCGGTTCCTCTCCGGTATTATCAATTTTCGCAATCCAAACAATATTGTTATGACGTACTTTTTGCCCTGCTTTGTATGGTAATATCATGTTCCATTCCGGGTATTGCAGCCCCCAATCATCCGGCATAATAGCCGCCATATTATCCAACGTCAAAAGCGGGTGCGCACCTTGAAAATACAACCCGCTTTCCGTCTGCGTTAAATCCGTGTCAATTGCTTTTGCCGGGTCAAAGGATTGTTCCCACCCGACGACGTGCAATAATGCGTCTTGTATTTCTTTTATTCGATACATAGTTATTGATTTTCTACGGCAAAGCTAATTCGTGTAATGCTGTCAATTTTGACGACCAAATTATTATCAGTAAACGACGTTACGGCTTTGAGCAAATAACCCCTACCAACCGCCAAACTTGCATCATCTGCAATTGTCATTAATTCAATTGTAAATGTTCCCTCCGTTTTGTCGCTCGGCAACGTTATTTGGTCGGTAACATAAAACCCGCTGTCCGGGTTTACCAAAAGAAATTGCAATTCGCCGTTGTTTCCCTGCGCTTTGTTCTCATAACTTCCGATTATACGCCAACGGTGCGTTTGTCCGGGAATATTGTTTTCCCTCAATCGCATTGTTGTTGGCGGGTTATCTCCGGGAATAAACATTGCAGGGTTATACGTCGTTTCGCTTCCGGTTGGATATTGCGTTGTTGGGGCTGCAACGACCGTTGGCGTCGCCGTATGCAATGGCAATTCGTATTGTTGGTTGGCTGTTACATTTGAAATCTGCAAACCATTGTAATTTACTTTGATTTGCCCGGCGTGATTATATATTACCGGGATTGCGCCGCCCCCCTGCTTAAAACTTCCGATATTTGCCAAATGCTGCATACACTCGGTTTCCGTCTGATACGTTGCCCCGTCAATTGAAACCGTGTTAAATGGTGCCGAAAAACGTTTCTGCGTTGTTACTGAATTTATCAAAATCAAATTTCCGTCCTCAATTCTTGCACTATAAACGACGTGTTCCGGTTTTCCGCCGGACGCCTCATTGATTGTAACGGTTTTGTTGGCTGCATCTGTTTTAATTGATACTAACGTTTCCATATTGCTATAAATTAAAAAAGGGACGGGGGATTTTCCCCGCCCCCATGTTGTTAATACTGAAACCGAAATTAAACGGTCTGTGTGTAAATTGGCGTTTCCTCTGAATTGGTAACATATACGGGCATACCCAAAGGAACGTTTTCAGCACGTGCGGCAATCTGTGCTTTGACAATCGGATTTGCGACGGTTGCCGAGTCGCTGTTGTATGCGATAATAAACGCAACGTCAACACTGAATCCGAAATATTCCTTAACGTTACATGTCATGTCCGCACTTGCTGCGCCCGCAATCTGTGACTGGTCGCCTACTGCAGTGTAATAATGCGAACCAACGGGCAAATCAATGTACGGCAAACGTACAACGTCCCATTCGTGGAAATTGGCACGTGTGCGGCGCAATGCCTCACGGTCAACACGTGTTAACACGCCAACGTTTCCGTCCTCAACTGCAAAGAATGTACCGTTTTTGCCTACTTCGTTGACAACGTTGTTTGTGTAATGGAAAACTTTGTTGTCGTATTCCATGCGCTTGTTAACGTCGTTATAAATACCGTGCTGTGCCAATTTTCTAATCAGACTATCAACCCCGGCATTACCGATAACGTGCGCCATACGTGGATAGCAATTTGCACGCATAATCGGGTCAATATCGCCCATAATTTCTGTTGCCATCTGTGTTGGAACTTCGATAACGTTTGCAGCGAAATTGTAATTCAATTTGTCTTTCAAAACTTGGGTCTTTCCGGCTTCCAATGCGGCAACGGCTGCTTTGTCTAACGCATCAGCCAACGCACGGCAATTCTTTTCCATTTTGCGGTTAAAATCGTGTTCATACGAAATTTCGTTGTTCATGTACAACGCCGGAACCATAGTAAACCCAATTGTATATGTAGCCCAAACAACCGTGTAAAGTGCTGACGTGTTTTCATCGTCCGGGATAACGCACGAACGAACGTTGCCAACGGTAACGTCGCCGTCGTAATTGATAACCGGAACTTGTACCGTATTACCAATTGAGGCAAACGCACGTTCTCGCAATGTTGGGGACAAAATAGAATTTGCGGCGTTGGTCTGTTCAATAAAGAAATCCAATGCGCCATACTCACACGGGCGGGCCATATTGCGGTCTAATTCCGGGTTTTCAACTCGCCAATTCTGTAATCTTGTAGCAATTAAACTCATAGTTAATTAATTTTTAAATTGTTATTAAATGCGGGGTTCCCTTTCCCGTGTTATTTTTCCGGTAACTGACTAATATTATTGTCTTTCCATGCTTGGTTCATTGCATCATCAAAAGCCTTTGAACCGATTGTTAAACCCTGCTGCATCAAAGAATTTGTAATAACATCGTATGCCTCTGTTCTTGTTTTTACTCCGCTTACATCAACGGTTATTGAACCGCTTCCGGGCTGACGTTTTGGCGGGTTTGTTCCGCCTCCGGGCTGTTGTCTTTTAGGCTCCAATACTCCCATTGTTTCCAACTCTTTTGTCAGCAATTCGCCGGGGGTATATGGGTTTAACTGATTGTTTGGGTTTCTCATAATTGCGCCGCTTGCATCCTTAAACGCCAAAATCTTTCCGCCGTTTCCGTCGTCTATGTATTCCGGGTTCATTCCTTTGACTTTTTCGTTTGCTTGTGCCAATATTACCTTTGTTACACTCTCCGGCAATCCGGTTTTGAATGTAAGCCCGGCGGCTGCAGTCTGCAATGCGTTGTCAATCTTTACTCCAAACATTTCTTTTTCGTGTTCGGTTTTCATTTGTTCAAACTTCGTGTTCAACTCTGTATATTGTGTGGTAACGTTTGCCAAATCCGCCTTTGCTTGCTTCAATGCTTTTACCGTTTCCTCATCTGCCGAACCGTCCGCAATCGCTTTTTCCAAACGTGCCTTTTCTTTTGTCAACGTATCAATCTGCGATTGTAACCCGTTTGCGCTTTCTGCTTTTGTTTTGAACTCCCCAATAACACGTTTTGCGAAATCATACGTTTTTTCGGTGCTATTTTTGGCGATACCGGACGCCGCCAAAATATCCGCATCCAAAGCCCCGTAAATTTCGCTCGTTTTCTTTGCAATGACGCTGTTTTCGTCATTCTGCGATAATGTTGTAATCGCTGTAATCTGTTCGTCAGTCAATCCCGACAAAGCCGCATTTGCAACTAAAATTTCTCTCGTTAACATAATTCTTTACCCTTTCTGAATTAATTAAGTGCAATTGTTTCAATTGACGCACTATTTGCGTTTACAATGTAGATTGTGTATTTTGGTGCGTCCTCGCTTGTTGTATCTACTAACCAACTAACAACCTTTGCATGGCTGATTTTGTTTTCTACTTCTTTTGTTACCAACACGACGTCGGCAATTGTGCCGCCCTCAATACATGCAATCAATTTTGCTTTTGTGTCGCCGTCCAATGCTGCGGCGGTTGTGGTTACTTCAATAACCAAATTGTCCTGCTGTGCAATCTGTGTCATATTCGTAATATTTAATGGTTAAACGTTCTCGTTATTTTCCGGGCTTTCGGTTGCCGTTTCTTCTGTCTTTTCGGCTTTCGTCTTTCTTCCGGGTTTCTTTGTTTCTTCCGGGATAACTCCGGCGGCTTTCAGTTCTGCAATAATTTCCGCTTTCATCTGCGCACGTTCCGCCGCTTTTGCCTCTGCTGCTGCTTTTTCTGCGGCTTCTGCTTTGGCACGTTTATTGGCTTCAATCTTTTCTTTGTTTGCAGCCTCCCAAACGTTCGGGTCATGCAAAATATCAACTTTGTAACCCTGCTTTCTCAAATTGTGCAAACCAAATGTTTCAAAGAATTTCTTTCCGAACACTTGAATACGTGGTTTTGACAATCTTTCTCCGGTTTCGCCGTGGAATTTTACAACCTCAATTCGGCAATGATAAAAACTTTCTTCCCCTTTTGGGACAATGAAATTTTCCGGGGTAACGTCCAACAATCTGACGTCCTTTGTTTTACCCTCTGTTTCTGTTTTCACTCGCATACTCATTAAATTTATCTGTTATTACTTTAATTTTTTGGTCGAATGGTATTTGACTGCCAAACTCCAATATATTAGTATTTTCTCGTTCAAATCTGCGAACAAAATTAGCGAAATTCAGTTTAATACGCAATTCGTCTTCAGAAATTAGATTTTTTCCGTATAAATCCAATACCTCGGCACGGCTTAAATGCTTGTACGGCTCCAATTCTGACAATACCAACATACGTTGTAATTGTGTGGGGTCGTGTCTGTATTCCGTTTCGATTATTTGGTTTTGCAATGCGTCCAATTCTGCCTCGCTTGCTCCGTTGTCCTTTGCTAACTTGTAACGTTCCCGTAATTTATTGGGGTCGTACAAATAAAATTCCGTTCCCAAATTTATTTTTGCCGATATAAACATATTTCCGTATCTCAAACGGCATATTGTTTCATCAACAAATTGTTGTGCTTCCTCAAACCCTTTTTTAACCCGGTTTAATACCGTGCTTTGGCTTTCAAAATTGGCTTGTATCTGCTGTTCGTTCAATGCGTCCCGTGTCGTTATTTCCTCATTTGTTCCAACGACCGCCGTAATTATGTTTGTCTTTAAACGTGTTTCCTCGGAAACATTAAAGTCCAAACTATCACGGTCAACGGTCAACATCTGAATAGGGTTTCGCAAATCCGGCTGTTTATCGCCATCCGGTACGGGTATTTCAATATACGTTCCGGCTCCGGCAATTCTTTTGTCGCCACATTTCGGGCATGGTATCAATAATCCGGCTTGGTCGAATTTGTAATTTCCGGCTTTGTCTTTAATAAAACCGCCGTCGCAATGGTCGCCGTTTTCTGCGTTTGAGTAATCGCAATTTTGCTCATACCCGGAATAAATAGGGTACGACCCGTAAATATCCAAAATCCGTTTCGATATATGGTAAAACAGAAACCAATCCAAACTTTCCAACTCCTTTGTCAATGGCGACGCCTTAACATCGGGTTCCTTTAGGCTTAACGGTTCGTTCCAAAAGAAACGGGCGGGGCAATATCCCAAATCGTGCGGGCTGTCAATCAGTAATTCCCCAACGTTTCCTTTTTCCTCTCTGAAAACCCTATATCTTTCATCGTCTATTACTGCAATACGGTTGTCGTCCTGCTTGAATATAATCCAACGCATAACGCCCGTTGTTTTATCCGCATCGAAAGTAATAATACTATCTATTGGCAACCAATAGAAATACGGTGCCGGGTATTTATCGCCGGGGGCTTGTTCTTGGGGCAAATCAACAACTAAAACGCTGTTTATTTCGGTTTTGAAAAACTCCCATCCTTTTGTTGCCCAAATTTGCGGCTCCCCTAAAACGCTTTGTCGGTAATACTCCCAATCGTCCCGTTGTTCGCTGTTCATAAACTGATAATTGAACGCCGGGTTTCTACCATCGAAAATACGGCTCAATTTAGCAAAACAAACGTCCGTCACCTCGTTTGTTTTAACGGGGTAACGGAACATTGTTTTAAACAACCTTACTTTGTCGGCGGGCAATATATTAGAAACAAAAGCAAAGAAATCATTTAACGGCTGCATAACATACGGCGTCAACACGGTTTGGGCGTGAAAACGTATGCGGTTTTGGTGGTAAACCGCCCTACTAATCGCCGTTTTTTTCCGTGGCTCCGCTATCTGCTTTTTTATTTCTCTTATATCTAAGCCCATTTTCTTTGTCAAATTCAAATTTACTATTTTCCGGTAACTTCCAACCGCCGTTGTTTCGCATCCTCAACAATCTTTCGGCGTGCGTTACATCAAATTCACGTGTTGTTTTCAGTGTTGTACACTCCAACAAAACTTTCGTCGTTTTATCATTCGGCATTTCTCAAATCTGTTAATGGGTTGAAATCCTTCGGGGCTACAATTACCAAATCATCCGACCAATTGGGCAAAAACGACCATTGTACGTTGTTGCTGTCCGGTGCTTCCAATCCTCCCAATGTTTTATCAGAAAAGAACAAAGAACGAATTGGAATAGGATAATACGTTGTTGCTGTTGTTTCGTCCTGCAATGCGCCGATATTTCCGTTTTCGTCAAACAGATAAACGCCCAAATTTTGGGAATCGCTTTCGCACTGCAATTGCTTCAATGCTTTAATAATCTTTTGCGGAACTCTACGCAATACCGCCGTAAATGGGGTTGGCTCACGTCCTATTACTTCCTCAATACCTCCCAACGTTTCATTTCCGCCGCCAAATGTACGTGCCGCCCCTGCTTCTGCAGTTGGTGCTTGTACGTATGGGGTCAAAACAATTTTCGTGTCGTCCTCTGCTGACAACAACGGCGTCCATGACGCTTTAAGTTCTATTCCCGCCGCCGTGGTAAATGAATTTCTTCCCCCGGTGCTTTTGTACAATCTTTGAAACGCTACTTTCTGAATCTGTCCGAAACTCTCGGCACACGTAAAGTTCGGAATGTTTGGCAACGCTGTGGATGCCGGGCATTTACAAATCGCCATACTCTTTAAATTTTTAACGTTAAAACTAAATTTATAATCTCCGGGGCTATCCCTTTGCCCCTTTCTTTTTACAAAGTTATAATATTTACCGGTTAATTTCTTGCATATATGGAATTTATTGTTAGTTACGGCGTGTAATACCCTTACATGCAGCGTTGTATGGCTTAATATTACCATCCGCCAATTCCTTTTCATAAATTCCGGTTAAACCGTCCTCCGGGTCGTCATGGGCATTTGCAGGAAAATCACGCAAAAACCCGGTCAAATGTTCGTGTATCTTTGGAAAACGTTGTTCCCATCCAATCGGCATTACTATTTGTGCATTTACCATCGCTGAATTTGTTATAATACGGCTTTCCTTGTTTGCCCCTTGATAAAATGGTTCTGTTACTGCTTTTATCTTTTTCCTTATAACCTTTTCAAAGCCGGAACCGCCGTTGTTACTTTCAATCCATGCTTTTTGCGTTCCGCATCTGTTTATCATATCCGGGACGGTAACGGCTGTTATTTCTGTGTTTTCCTGCGTAAATACCATGTCAGTAATTAGCGCATACAAAATCGGTTCAAACCGTTTCTTTTGTTCGTTCCATGCCTCATTACCGGATTTGTAAATGTCATAACATGCCGAAAATGTAAAGTCGTCGCCCTCGTCGGCAACGTCTGTATAATTTCCGCTACGTACATACGTCCCCCATTCGGATTTGTCAACGTATGTTCGGAACGGGTTCCGGTACAATTTACCCTCTGCGTTTCCGGGGTTGCCTTGATACAAACATTGAAATTGTACGGGGTCTAACGCTCTTTGTCCCTCCAATTTTGCCCGGCTGTGTCGTCTATCCCATAACGCCGCCCCCGGTTCCCGTGGGTCAATATCTGTTGGTTCCCCGGTTTTCAGTCCCTCAAAATTTATTCGTACCCATGCGCCCGCCGGAATGTCTTTTACATCATCCCAACTTTTAATGTCAATTACGGTTTCCCCGCTTTTTTCAATACGTCCAATCAAATCATCATCATGCCAACGGGTAAACACAATTAATTCTTGGGAATCATTATGTAAACGGGTACGTACAACGGTCGTGTACCATTTCCACGCCGCATTACGTACAATCGGGCTGTTGCCCTCGGCATAATCTTTGTAAACGTCGTCCAAAATAGATACATCAACCGTTTTTGACGTCAAAGAACCGCCACGACCGACAACACGCAACGACCCCTTATGCCCAACCATTTCTATGACGTCAGAATTTCGTAAATACGTATTAGCCATTGTTACAACGTTGGAACCGTTCAAATACGTTTCCGGGAACAATTCCCGGTATCTTGGGGTATCAATTATTCTTTGTACGTCCCGGTTAAAATCTCTCGCAATGGTTGCCGCATACGACCCGATACAAATCTTTTTGTCCGGGTCTAAACCTAACATAAAAGCGGGTGTTTTCCGGCTTGAACCCTCGCTTTTCCCATGTTGGGGCGGCATTTGCACAATCATTTTTCGTATTAATCCGTGCGCAAACATATCTAACAACGTGTAATAAACGACGTGAAAAGGTTCCAAAGCCAAATCCGGCTGCATATACCGGGCAAAGTTTATCAGCCTATTACGGGACGCCGCTTTTACAATTTCGTCGGGATTGTTTTTTATTGCTGCATACATTTTAAGCAATTGTTCTTTATCCATTTTGTTTAATTCTTAAAAATAGACTACTTGTTTTTGTATTTTCCCCGTGTTTTTTCTGACGCAAAAACCGGAAATCTAAAAAACCGACCAATTTATTGTTTCTTTTTCCATTTGTCGCACGCTTTTTCCGAACGTATCATACTGCGATTTTCGACAAACGGGCATTTTAAACAAATCGGGTTCCCGTCCATATCCAAATTTGAATGTTCGTAATAAAATTTACCCCAACCACAATCCCCGCACGTGTGTACGGGTTTCGGTTCATCTTTTTTCTTGATATTATTCTTTGTTGTTCGTGCCATCGTCAATTACTCCTTTTTCCGCTAATTGTTTTTTATATTCTGCTGTTTGCAATTTATCGGCGACCGCAAACAATAGGTCGTCCGGGATTGCTGATACATCGTATTTCGGTGCATCGCCGTTTATGCTTTCTTTTATTCCCGGTATTTCAATTTTAATTGGTGCATCAAATCCCAACATCTTTGCCCGGCGTTGTTGTACGTTCAAAAGCAAATCCAAAAATCGGGGGTTCCCGGCGGACGTTTCCGTTGTCGTTTCCTCATACCCGTAATATTCCGGGTTGTCGCCATCCTCCAAAACTTTACGGGGCTTTGCGTTCTGTCTGTTTTTCTCTCTCGTTTTTCCGGTCTTGGAACGCTCCCACGCCTCCCACAATTCAACCTCCATTTTATCCAACTTTCGAAATTCCTGCGTAACGTAATCGTCTATATTATCCATACGCTCACGTTTCCACTCAATAAGCAATTGTTGCATATCCCAATAAACCATCTGTTTACTGATTGTGTAACCGACGCCACGCCGGGCGTTTTCTTCATTCAGTCTTTCGGAAATCTCTTTGTACGTGTAACCACGCAAAAACAGATTTGAGCAAAACGACAAATCAAATTCCCTTTGGTCTTTCGTCCTTTTGCACATTTTCGGGCGTCCGCCCCTTTGTCTTTTACTTGCTTCCATCTTCCAACCTTTTTATAACGGCTAAGTCTTTCGCTTTGCTTTCCTCTCAAACGTCGCTTTCCCTTTGCTTGTTATTTTCGGGGGAATTTTCGTTTTAAGCGGGTTTTGTTTGTTACTTGATACTTTTATTGTCTTTTGTATTTTCGTCGCCCTACGGGGCTAATTTTGGCTTTCTTTCGTTCCGATACCTAAACGGCAAAGCACCGGTTATAATTCCGGGGCGTATTTTTATTCTTTTTCCATTTTGTCGGTTTTCAACAATGGGTAAACACTTGTTACCCTAACTGACGGCGTACCGTCCTTTTTGTCAAACCTAACTTCATACGAAAAATTGCCGTTGTGTTCTGCCTTGATAACTTCTATCTTTCCGGGCTTTCCGTTGTATTTTATTCTATCGCCTTTTTTAAACGGACAATTTTCTGTTATGTAACTTTCTGCGGCTTTTTCTCTTTCCTTTCTGTTGTACTCCAAAGCCTTTTGTTTTATCTCGGCTAATTCTGCCATTCTTTTTACGTATGTTTCTTTATCCATAACTTTATTATTTTTCTGTTGGTAAATCCACGGTTAACAATACGGGTTGCAATGGTTGGTTAAACGTCAGCATTGACAAATGTATTGTTCCGGTTTCTTTTACTCTGCAGGTAACGGCATATATTCCGGTTGGTCTTTTGCAAAGACTACATTCACGCCGGGAAATTCAATTGGTTTCATAATATGTTCTTTGGTTCATATTTCAAAATCAATATATCGGTTCCCATAATTTCGCCGGGGCATTTACCTAACTTTTCAACCGCTTCTTTTATCATTTCATCAGCCCATTTGTCGGCTGCAACCATCGGGTTGTTTGCATGTTGCAAAACTCTATGTATCGCCAATCTTTCCTCGGCGTTTTGTGTTGTTCTGATATGTTTAATCAAATCCCCAATCGGTTGTTTACTCAAATAATCGGCACACTTAAAACGGTCTTTGCAAATATTGCAATCATCCGGGTAATTGTGTTTTGCATCCTGCGAACTCTTTTCGTCTGCCTTTCTGAATCCGTGCCATTCGTCACGGCGGGCGATTGCTTCCGTAAATACCGCCATTGCATCAATACAAACTTGTGCCAAAATATAATCCGGGGTATCTCTCATTTCCTTTTCTAAACCGTGCTTATTAATAAGTTCGGTTAGTTCTTTTTTAAAATCCTTTGCCATATCTTTGAATTATAATTTCCGACGTGTTTTCCGGTATTATTCCATTTACCAACATATCATCAGCAACAACAAACAATTCGTGGTATTCCTCTGTAAGTTTTAAAAATCTCATTTGAAAGTTTTTGCCGAAAAGTTTATTCATCTTTTCAAACAATCTCTTTTCATCAAAGGTCAATCCGGCGGTATTGGCGTCTTTTTCTTCAAAATTAGCCATAAACGTTTGCATATCCATTTTGCCAAATTTTCCGTCCGGTGCCAATACAATAAAATTTCCCTCCGGTACGTCCAACATTACGCCGTTTTCGGTCGGGAATGAATAAACCGCCAAACCGCCGGGCGTTCTCGGAATCTGCATTGTTCCGCCTCCGGTAAACATCAGCAATTTTTCCAAATTATCACGCTTTACGGGTAATGCACGAATTTCTAACAATCGGCGGCAATAAATATCCCCGGCGGTTTCGTCCGGCATACCTAAATTTGTGCGCAACTCATTTGGCAAATTTTCCGCCCCTTTTTCGTATTCAACAAAGAATATTGCACCACGCAAAAGGTTTTGTTCTTTAATCGTCCTTACTTCTTTTATTCTTTTCCCGTATCTGCCTTGAACTGCATATATTGCGGCTTCAATTATTCTTTCCTCTTTGTCCGGGGCGTACATTTTAAGTTCAAAGTAACTTTCTTTCTCTGTAACTTCCGGTTCTGTTCCCGTTACATCTTCAATCATCAAAAACGTTTCCGCATCAAACGGAATAAATCTTTTCTTTTCCATCTGTTGTTTATTAAAAAGTAATGTTTTTAATCCATACATTTTTTTGAAGTGAATTCTTTTTTTATCGGTACGACCGTACTCGTCGCAAAACCTTGAACATTCCTTTCCGTCTACGCATAAACTGCAACGCCATTTCGGATATATATTGCCGGGCTGATTTGCCATTTCTTCTTTTATTTTCGTCCATCTTTCGGCAACTATAACCATACCCCGGTAAATTGAACGTTCGCCGGGGTTGTATTGCTTTTGCGGGTCATACGGTTGTGGTTTCTTGGTTCTCATTATCCAAAGGGATTTTCACGTTGTCGAATAGTGTTTTCAGATTTTCGTCAGTTCCGGCAACTGATATTCTCGCATTGCCTCCGCCAACAACCGCCAAATCAGTAATCCGGCAATCGTAATTTCCTGCCTCTGTTTGTAACTTTGCCGCCTCATTGAACGGCAATATTTTTGTAACTTCTTCCATCGCTCACGTTTTTAATTTACTACCGTACAAAATAAAAAGGAAAATTCCTATTCTCCAAAATTTGAATCCGATACTTTTCATTTCTCAATCTGTTTTTGAATTTGTTCCCAACTAATTTCATCAATTACAACTTGTATGGGGTATTCAATTATTTCTCCCTTTGTATAAACCAAATTGTAAATTCCCAATTGCCCTTTAATTGGCATTTCTATAACCCTGCGGGGGTTGCGCATCAGCCAACCGAAACCCTTTGTTATCTTTTCCCGCTTTTCTTTTGGTATTCGGGTGTTTTCCCAATCCTCCGGGGTAAAATCCTTAATTGGTTTTATGTCGTACAACTCAACCAATCCCAAAGTAACGCCGCTTTCCATTCCGGGATAAACCGGGTTTGCCGACGAACAAATAAGAACGTCGCCACGGTATGACGTTTTTTTGCTTCTAACTTCAATTGATTTTCGCCCGTAAACAACGCCGTTTTCGTCTTTGTATGCCGCCGTTACCAAATCATTTGCGTATGGCTGTTTGACGGTCAACGCACGACAACGGTCGTGTTTTTCGGGGTCATATTCTTTGCTATTAAACTGCATAACTTTATTTTTTATCTTTCCCGGCGGGTTCCTTGTAATGGGCAAAACCAATTGGTCGTATCGGTTCCGGCTCCGATAACCGTTCGCCCCTTTGTCCGTGTCCCAATCAGCCGGGAACCCTCCGGGATTTGAATTTTAATTTCGTTCCTCATTCTCAAAATGGCAAATCATCTTTGTTTGGGTCGGGAATTGGCGGCGGTGTTGGTGCGCCTCCCTGCTGCGCTGTTGTTTGTCCGTCTTTCTTTGGCGTCAACATTTCCATATTAAACCCGTAAACTTCTGTAATGTATCTTTTGACGCCGTTGTTGTCCTCATAACTGCGGGTTCTTATTTTCCCCTCAATATAAAGTTTATCGCCCTTTTTTACATACTCTTTTGCAACCTTTGCCAATCCATTTTGCAAAACAATATTGTGCCATTCGGTGCGCTCCGGTACTTCTGTACCATTTGCCGTTTTAAATGCTCTGTCAGTTGTCGCCAACGTGAATTGCGCAACCGAACCGCCGTTGTCGAAATCTTTATACTCCGGGTCTTTTCCGACGTTACCCATTAAAATAACTTTGTTTACACTCATAGAAATATTGCTTTAAAAATCCAACTTCCAATACTCCATAACGTCCAAATGTATGACGCAACCGTTAACGCCACGAACGTATAAAATACAATTTTATATCCGGTTTGTTTTTTGATTTTCATCTACTTAAATTTTACGCCATCCAACAAATATTCTTTTTTCATATCCGACCATCCGGCGGCATGATTTATCGCTTTCCGGTCGTCGTCGTGAACAAATTCAACTATCCAACCGCCGACGTTTGATTGTTTTATTAGTCTTACCAATTTGCCGACGAAAAAAGAACGGTATCGGTAATATGCTGAATTTTCACTAACAAACAAAACACGTCTTTCTGCATTTATTTCGGGCGGATTTTCGATTTGCGGGCGTTTCTCCCTTTCCGGGTACCTTTGTACCCTTTTAAAATCATTTTGGATTGAACGGCAGGAAATCGCCCCGTAATCGGGTGCTCTTTTTTTTGTTCTCATAATCTCAAACTTTGATACTCTTTTTTTAATAGTTCTACAACCCTAACGTTGCCGGGGTGAATACGCATCTTTTGGCGGTCGCCATTTTCCCAACGGTTGTGCATTTCAAAACACAAAATATTAATATTGCGGGGGTCGTGTGTCATTTCCGGGTATGCGCCACGGGTCATTATATGGGAACAATACACGGCGGAATAATTGTGTAACGGTCGCAATGTTTCCTCGCATCTGTGGGGCTTATGCGCCCAAACCCACCGGAAAAACCTTTCATTGGCAACGGGAATGTCGCCACGCCCCAAAACGCAATGTCCGAACAATTCCCGTTGTATTAGAACCCGTAACCGTATATCTAAACAGAAATTACGAATATCCAATAATGGCTCATATCCACGTTTAACGCAATAGTCATATTCGCAACGTTCGGTTAACAATATAGGTTCCATTAATCATTTTCATTTACATAAACCAAATCGTTTGCCTCGCCATCAGCCCCGAACAATTCCAATTGGGCTTTCTTTCCCTCAAACAGAAATGCGTAAACTTCGTTTTCTATTCCGTTAACGGTTGTTCCCAATCTTTCCTCAAATCCAAATGTTTCTGTATTGTATTTCAAACGTGGGGAATTAATCGCCGTTTTCTGATTATTGGAAACCGTAAGCAATCCGGTCAATACAACGCCAACGTTATCATCCTGCCCGGACAAAGAAACGCCCCTTACTTCGATATTATTCAAACATTCCTCGGCGAAACTTTCCGCAATATCTGTTTGTTTCTTTGTTGCTTTAAACTCCGGCGTTGCCATCATGGTTTTAAATGACGTTATGTTGAATACACGTCCCATAATCGGGCGCAAATCATTAAACAAATTACGCAAATCCGGGTGTATGTCTTTTGCACTCAATACATGGTATTTGTTCGTGTAACTCTCATTTCCGACAACTTCCGTTACTTCATAATGTACGTCTAACCCGCCATCTTTCAACAACTTCACTTTCGATAATGCAAACTTTTCATTTGTAGGAATCGGCATAACATTTTGTTTTTTTTCGCTCATAGTTTTTAATCTTTATTGTTTCCCGGTTCCTCCGGATCGGTTTCTTCTTGGAAATACTCGCACGGTTCATCATCAGCGCAACGACCGGATAAACAAAATTGCAAGCTATTGACATTTTCATTTCGCATGAATTATATATTGGGCAATCCTTACAATTAAGGCTCAACATATCTTTCTTTGCCTTATTTTCTAACTGATTTAATTCTGAATTATGCTTCATTTTAAATACTTCTTGGGTCGTCTATAAACGTGTTGTATTCCTCTGCGGCAATCTGTTTCAAATGCTCAATATGTTCTATCAATTCCGCATTGCTCAACTCCGGTATTTTACGCAACCGGGTTTCATATTCCCCGGTTTCAATATTCGGTATTTGCTCATACATAACCGGGGACAACTCACGCAATCGGCGTTCGGTTTGTTCATCTGTCAGACGTTCGCCCGCCTCCCAAATTCCGGTTCTAAACGTTGGTACAACGTAATTGAAATAATAACCTTTCAAAGCCTCTGACGAACCGGGCGACGCTACAATAAAACGGGCGATTATGCGGCTACCTTTGTGCATTGCAAAGAATTGATTTAATTCCCCCATGTACATTTGTAAACCGCCGTTATTATTAATCATTCCCGTTGCTGTTATCTCTCTTTTTTTCATCGTCCAATTGTTTTACATACAACTCCGTTTTAGTTCCTATTAGCGGTTTTTCTTTGCTCAATGACGCCAAACATTTATTTAAAAAATCGCTTTGAAATTCGTCCATGTGAACTACCGCTAAACTAAAGATTTAGCGGCTTCGGAGATACCAATACCTCCTC